TCAAGCCCATCGCCTAAACGCTTGGCTAGTGCAAGTGCCTCTTTATATTTTGCGTCGTACATGACCATTAGGTCATTTTCTCCTTTCATGTACTGGTACGCCTCTACCAACGCGCCGTACAGAAGAACAGTATCAAAGTTATCGCCCAACCAAGTTTGACCACCAGATACCGTGGTTATTGACTCTGGGTAATAGTAGTAATGCAACTCTACGTTATAGGCTGCGTCTGGCGTTGGGCCAAGAATAAATGACAGCTCAGTGGTAATAGTGCTACCAGTGATAGTCGGCCCAAACAAAGCGTAATATGCTGGCAATCCGCGATAAGCCGTACCAGTTTCTGGATAAGCCTCACGGATAAAGTTCACATCCTTGTTCAAAAGGTATGTGTACTTTTCAGCGGCAGTGCCATAACCCTCAATGACAGCTACTGAAAAAGTAGATAAATAATCATCTGGGGCTGACAGGTACTTTAAACCTGTCGTCATGGCACCAATCACGTTCTTGCGAAGCGATGGAAACTGTACCGTGTTGTAAATGCGTTGTTCAGCCTGCTCTATCAGACGGTTAATCTGAGTAGTAGAAGACTCAACACTCCCGTCTGCAAGATATACATCTGGGAACTGATTCTCTGTATAGGACTGAATCGCAGTTACTAACTCGGAATAGTTCATCCCATTGGCCCCCTTGCCATTACACCTTTAGTTGCCGCGCCCGTACCACGGATTTTGATTCCATCTGTCTTTACAGGCTTGTAGTTGCCTTTGCTGATGCCGCCAACAGAGGGGTTCATCTCTGTCATGCGCTTGGCACCAGACTCAGTAGGCACTTGGTTAGACACCGAGCCACCGCTCATGGTGTGTGGCTTAGCATATTTCTCAGCAGGTAAATTGTTCTTGGCCATTATTTGCCCCTTGATGCGCCGCGTTGGTTAACGACTTTTGCCATGCCACGACCATACTGCTTCATCATGTCGTTGGTCTTTCCACCTTTAGCCAACTTCAAAGATGTGCCCTTGCCACCCTTGTGTTCTTGCTTGTCGTGTTGTTTGAAGGCTTTTTTGATCATGGCTTTGTCTTGTGCCATGTCCATCTTCATATCTTCTTTGCTGTCGCTTTTTGCCATTTTCAACTCCTAAGTTGTTGCTATCGTAACTGTACCAATACTCACCGTTAAAGCCAAGTAATTTGGCGTTAAAACTGCATCAAAGAACGATGATCCACCAACTGGATTCCACCCCCACTGAATTATCCTACTTCCGCCTTCAACGGTTCCCAGACCATCTGGTGCTACGCCGCCAGTCAAGTTAGTCTGTAACCCGCTGGTACCAGAAGTGATGTAACTCAAATCTGGTCTTGGTTCGCGCAATGCCTGAGCATCTTCAACTGGATACATACCCAATTGCAACTGTGGCTGATCTGGCTCCCAACACTCAGGACATACTTTAACGTTTACCTGCTTTGTTTTAATAACCAATTTCTTTAACTGCTTGAGCATGTACCGCTGACCGCAGCGATCACACTCCGCAATTGCCCATTTGCCAGAGGCAAACTTATTAGGCATACATCATGCTCCTTGGAACATAACGATCAGCCGCCTTATCTCTATCTTCGGTAGATGCCAATAACCACTGCTCTTCATACTCAGACTTAAGATATGGGCTACGCGCCTCAGCGCCTGCAATCTTTTGAGATAAGTAAAAAGCCAGCCCAGCAACCATGCATGGGATAAAGCGGAATGGGATATCTTGCACATTCACACCGCCACCAGCATCTTGCATCCTGCGCAGGCGCCAGTACACAAATGTGTATTGGTCACCGGGATCTGCAGGGGTTGGCCACACATTGATGCATGGGAGCATATTGGCATAGATAGCTGCACCAGCCGTATGCGCAGCAGCAGTGGTATTGTTCTGCGCTCTGACACAGTTCAACAACTGATTCCCACTTACGTTTGCATAGTAAATAGTCTCAGAGTCAATGTTGATAAACCCAGTAGAACCGACTTGCGTGGCGTCGCTAATGGTGATCGTTGTGTCAGACGACGTAATGGTCGTAGATAACGTAGCTGTTGTTAAATTGACGTTGCCAGACTGCCTGTTAATCCAGACTTGGATGGGGCGGCCAGTAGCGTTCTTGTTTGGAATGGTTGAGTATGTGGACTCAGAGATACGGGTAATGCTCAGATCAGACTGATTCTGCCCAGTGCCAGTACGGGTTACATGATCCAACAGATCAATCGTATCCACGGGGAATGGATAGGTGATCTGATTGGTGTTCATAGGGATGATTCCCTGCTCAATAGTCCACAGGTTAATACCTCTGTTTGCCCACTCTATGGTCAGCAAGTTGAGTGAACGACGGGCTGTACGCATATCGTATCCAGACCGCATTTCAGAACCGCAACGCTCAAACGCCTCCTCGATTAAATCGGAGAGGTTTAGATTAAATGCAGCGGTTCCAGAGGTATTAGCCATTTTTATTTCCTTGCTGTTTTGGCGGATTTGACAAAGGCTTCTGCAGTAGGCGCACCTTTGCTACCAACTCTTCGCATTTTTTCACCAGAGCCTTCAGCAATTCGACGTCTTTTGGCGTTGATGTTGGCATACAGTCCTACCTTTCCGCCTTCTGCGTACTCTGTAAAGTCAGTGTCATCACGACGTGCTTTACGCTTACCGCTAGGCATTTTGCTAGGGGCTATGTCACCCATGCCACGGCTGGGTCTCATTTCTTACCCTTCATGTAGCCACCGCCACACATCACCATAGTGCCTTTGGTCTTGCCACGTTCAGCGCAACCATCAGCACGGGCAGAAGCAGAAGAGATTTTTCCACCTTTGGCTTTTTTGTTTACGGGCTCATCCACTGGAGTCCAATCAGGATATTTGATTGGCTTGGGTAGAGGTGCTTTTGGTGCTGGCGCCTTGGGAGGAGCCTTGGAAACAGGATCGTCCACTGGAGTTGAATCTGGATATTTAATATCAGCCATGATTAGCACATCTTTCCACGGGTCTTGCCCTTTTGAGCAATACCATCTGCACGACGGGATGCCGTTGATCCACCTTTAGAAAACTTCAAAGAACCCATGCCTGTATAGCCAGATTCTGATTTAGTACTCTTCAAGGGCAAAGGCTTGCGCTCCTCGCGCTCAGGCATTTTCATCTTATTCGTACCATAAAACGTACGTCCCTCTGCTCTGCGCTTACCTTCAGCCTCAATCTCACGATCTTGCAGGCTTTGATATTTAAGAGCAGGCTTAGGCATACGAGCAGCCAACCGAGAGGTTTCATCCCCTGTATCGGTTACTTTGGCTGGCTTAGCACTGGCCACTTCAGTGGTGTACTTTTTACCGTTCCACTCAAATGATTTATCGCCAGCGCCACGGGCAGACGCAAAAGCCTCTTTAAAAGATGTTTTCTTTTCAGCGGGAGCCATAGAACGGGAAGTTTCCTCACCAGTATCTGTCCAGCCACGCAACTTATTCAGAGTACCAATAGGATCGTCTGATGCGTTTGCGGCTTCGATGTCACCGCCTTCGTCGTACCGTTTTTTACGCGCCATGATAGGCTCCTAATTATTTCTTGGCAGCTTTGCCAGTACCAATGCTGTTACCAGGCATCTTTACTACCTTGCCTTTAGTCTTGCCTTTAGCAGCCAAACCATCGCGGCTAGGAGCAGCGGTACGTACTTTTTGCATTGTTTTGCTGTTTCCAGCGTCTGAAGATTTAGCCATGACTTGGCCTCCCTTTTTAAAAAGTGCCTGTTCACCGTGATTGGTTTTAGGCTGGTTGATTGATTGTCGCTTAGGTTGAGAGTCTGCGCCACCCTTACTAAACTTTTTTCCTTTATCCGCCGATGCAAAGTCGCGCCCCACGGATTGTGGGATCCCGACCTTTTTGGCAAACGCAGCATTGTGTGCTACGCCTTCCATTAAATTATGCTGGGCTTTGCTTTTACTTGGCATCACCGCCCCGCTTGAATAAGTTGGTCAATCTTTGCTTCAAGACGATTGAAGCGCTGGTCAATGTGGTCAGTAATACGCTGAATTTCTGCTTGAGTAACGTAATCACGGGCTACCTCCTCGCGTGTAATGTTTAACAGGCGCTCAACACGTTTAATGTCTTCACCAACATCTTTAACTTGAGCAAGTTTTTCCCTTATGAATAGCCCAAAGCCACCCATCACAACGGATAAAACTGCCGACCAAATAAGGTTTGCATCCATTAACAAATCTTTCCGCGTGTTTTTCCGCGCTGGGCTATGCCATCGGCACGTCTTGATGCAGACACTTTGCCACCTGATTTAAAAGTATCTGGTTTGTAGTGAGTTGACATTTCACCAGCCTCTGGACTTTCTTCTGTTACTTTGTTGAAAGTAGCATTTGCTGATCCTTCTCCGCTGGAAGAGTCCTTTGCTGAGGCGCTCTCTGGCATCATTGATTTAGCGCCAGCACCGATAGTAGCTGCACCAACGGCACGTATACCTGTTCTTTTAGCGGCCCTAGCCTTAGCCTCTTCAACTGCCTGTTTGGCTCCACCTTTTAAGTGGGATGACTCAGATAACATTTTATTAATGTCACCAAGTGCGCTAGATTTGCGTGATGGAATACTACTCCACTTGGTGCCGCCAATGCCGCCACCGCCACCACCACCTTCAAGCAGTTGTTCGTCTAAACCTTTAATCTTTGAAGTTGCCATATCAACAGTTCCATGCCTTAAGGCTTTTGTTAATCCTAGAGTTCGGGTCTTTCGCTGTTTTTGCGGATGTCAATTTCTTTTTCATCCCTTCCATTCTGGGGCAGAAAGAGTCGCGCCTTGATCCGCCTTCTGGTTGCGGCGGTTTCAAGTTCATCCCTTCTTTCTTCGCAGAGGCTCGGCCCTTGGCGTTGAGGCCACCGTTCTTGTTCTGACCTTCCTTGCGTTGCCATGCTGCGGTCTTAGCCATTTACGACTTTCAAACGTGACTCTCGAATATTTTCGAGCAACGGGATAACAACATTCTCGCGGAAGTTGTTGGTGAACTTTTCGCTGCCAATATGTGGGAGGCTGATGTCTACATCAACGTGAACTGTAAAGCCCATGTCTGTTGCTCTGTCGCAGAACAAGTAGTCTTCGCCGACATATTGATCATCTCTAATATCAAAGTCAAACAACGAATAAATTCTTTCGCCTGTAATCTTGTTTTTGTATGACCATTCAGGATGCGCTTCACCCATCTTTTCGATCACATGACGTTGAATCAGCATAAAACCTGTACCGATACGTTGAACGCGCATCATCGAGCCGTCAAACTCTAGATCGCCTTTTTCGTCAAAGTACAGGTCTGTAAAAAACTTTTTGTCCGTAGCCCTACGTGGGTAAGTACCAGCAGTGATGTCTTTGTCACCGCTTTGAGCCATTAGACGGAGGATGTCGCCGGGGGTTACCACGACGTCGGAGTCAATAAAAAGCAGTTCTGTGCAATCTGTTTTCAAGAACTCTGCCACTAGCGAGTTACGAGCCATCGTGATGATGGAACAGTTCGAGATATCAGATAACGTGACAGAAACACCAAGACGCATAGCTTCTGGCATTAGCTGCGCAATAGCATATGCGGTCTTGACGTTCAAACGCCCATCGTGACAAGGAATGCCGATAAACAGCTTGCGCCCTGTCAGAACTGCTTTTTTAGACTCAGCCATAGTAAATATTGCAAGCTACTACGTTAGACAAATAAGCATATATACCATTTACAGCCAATACGCCATCATCTGCAATAACTGGGGAATTATTAAAACTATCGCTTGCAGCAACGTCATATGACAAAAGCCATCTGCCTGTTGAAAAAACCATTGCCGCACCTGCAGTAATAGATCCAGAGTTAATGTCTGTAACCGTGAACGTACTAGAGTTAGTGACAGTTACTATGTAATTTCCATTAGTGGCTGTTCCGCCCGTACCTGCGGCAAAATCAATTCCTATTGACTGCCCTGTTACAAGACCATGTGCAGTTTGAGTAACAGTTATAGTTGTTCCGGAGCGACCATAAGTGGCAGTAGTTACTGGAGCGGTAGTTGTATCAAACAAAGCCAAAAATCCAGCAGTTGCACTGCCAGTAAATGAAATGCCTTTGATACGGTTACGCCCAAGTACTAAAAAACCACTGCCGTTTAAATGTGCTTGCTGTACATTGGTTTGATTCATAATTAATCTCCTATTATGAAGGGGCCGAAGCCCCCATGATTAATTACTGTTGCGAAGCAGGTTGTGCTTGGTTACCAGAAGAATCACGCACAGCGTATGTGATGATGATCGTTGCAGCCCCAGTAGACAGTGCAGTACCAGCCATTGTGTAGGTAATAAATACATCAGTAGTACCAGTGTTTAACCACAAAGCAGGGGTAGTTGCATTCGCACCCAAAGCTACGCTACCTACGCTGGTAATCGTGCCTGTGGTAGTAAAGTCTGTGCCGCCGTTGGACAGTTTGATGGTTGTAGCCGCGCTAAACACTGTAGTCGTGACAACTTTAATGTCAACGATTTGTGAGCCTGCGGGGATAGAAATTGCGTTACCTGTCAATGTGCCATAGACAACATCAGCAGATTGAGAAACAACAGTACAGCCAGTATTACGGGTTGTAGCGGCAGTTGTTCCAGTGGTGTTTTTTGTGGTGCCCAATAACCAAGGGCCTAGGTGAGTTGCGAATCCCATGAGGATCTCCTATACATGCGTTGTGGTATATCAATCTGCATGAGGTCAGCCGAGCCTGCTTGATACACCGATTAATCTCGGTTGGTGCAATATACACCAAAAGAAAAGGGAGCACAAGGCTCCCTTCTCAGTTTTTTCCTATTAGGATCCGGGTGAACCGAAAACGCCTAAAGGATCAGACCAGCCGAAGCTATAACGCTCGCGGGACTTGTAACGGACGTTGCCGGTATCAAAGTCACCGTCCATTGAATTGCTCAATGGGGTACGAACGAAATGCTTCAAACCGTTTGGCACGTCGGTGGTCAAGAACCAGCCGTTTGTGTCGGTCAAGAAGTGGTTAACTGTGTAACCTTCTGGGATCGAACCGTTGTTCTTCAACGCGTTGATATCGTTGTCAGTAGTACCAACACGGAGGTTAGTCTCTAACAAACGGGTAGCAACGAACATCAAAGATGGGGGAACGATCAATTTCTTTGGCTTAGCAGCGATCAAAAGACCACGCTCATCTGTCCAAGCAGCGATTTGAATAACGGCGGCTTCCAAAGAAGTCTCGTTCAAGTCGGCGCCAGTAGATGGACGGTTGCTGTTAGTGCCACCAGAGATTAAGGGGTGTGCTGTAGAACACAAAACAACACCGTCACCACCGACATAACCGGCTGTGAAAGCGTTGTTTAGGACTGCAGCTCCCTTAACTTGCTTGGTATAAGCCATAGCGCGAGCCAAACCTTTGGTGTAGCGAGCAGACAAGCTGTCGTACAAGTTGTCTTCGATTGCCTCTTCGGTAATCGAGAAACCCAAAGCGATTGTTTCGTGGTTATAGCGAGTAGTCCATGCCTCTTGTGCATTGTCATAAGCGATGGCTTGGCCTTCGTTCTTGACAGGTGCGGCAGAGAAGCCAGACAGTTTGGTCTCTTCTTCGAAGCTACGCTCAGAAGTCTCTGTTTCATAAATCTCTTTATGCTCTTCGCCGTAGCGTGCATACTCAAGACCAAACAGAGCGTTAAGACCGGGAAGGAGTTCCTTCAGTAGTTGTGCGCGTGAAATAGCCATGGTTAATTACTCCTTAGATGCCGGTAGTACTGTTGTACTGAGCGGTGTTGAACTTAACCAAGAACTCATAATAAGTCGTGGCGGCTACGTTGGCTGGGCCAGTCGCAGTATCAGGCACAACATCGACTACGCGTACAGGCAAAGTATTAGTAGTGTTGGCGGAAGAACCGTCAATACCGTAGTACGAATCACCAGTAGTGGTAGAACCGACGTTAGCAACTAAAGCTACGTTAGAACCAACAATTGCGCGGCTGTAAGCTGTAGGAGTAGTACCAGCAGCAACAGTTGCAACAACTTTGAAAACGGCGCTAGGATCATCCACAACATAGGCAAAAGCCATTGCTGTAGAAGTAGATGCGGCGGCTGGGTAGTATTGACCTTGAACAGTCTGACCGTTCGAGTTCACGTACTGACAACCAGTCAACACACCAATCACGCTACCAGAGTCAGTAGTTGAAGCAGCCACGATGTAGCCGTTGGTATCAACTTTGACGGTGTCGCCATTAAGAATAGCGGTCGCGTAAGCTGGCGCTACAGGGATTTGACGGATCGCTCCGGCGTATGGTAGACCATCTAATCGGTTTAGAGGTTTAAAACCATACGTCTTATCGACGGTGGGATAAGCCATTTAAGACTCCTATAAAAAGTTAAGAACCTGTTCCAAACGTCACTTTTGTCGATCTCTCAGAGAACTTCGACATCCGTGGGTCGTTATCTTTCATAAAGCTGTTATCGACAGAATCCATCTGAGCCTTGTTCTGGTTCGCAAAATATTGCGACCGTTGTTCCATAAACTCTTCTGGGATCCTACACAACAACAGCCCGCCAACTTCAATGTTGCCTTTAAAGCGACCTTCAGTATTAGCGTGCATCATCATCTCAGGATACTCTTCCGCTTTCACGGGCTCGAATCCTTCTCTTAACTTGGAGGATATGTTAGTTGGATCAGAAGATCCCAGAATACTGGTTCTTATCCAACGATGCGTCCAACCGGGGCGAGGATCAGGACTTGGAAGTGCCTCTGGAGGTCTCCAAGAAGTGGGTCGCATTGCGGTCTCACGGCTTTCTGTTGCGCGAGGTTTACGGGTTTGTACTACATCATTCATATTAGGCTCCAAGTTTCTTAAGTTCAATTGCGTATTGCTCAGGCGTCAGATTAAATTTCTTTGCTAAATTCATCTGAGTCTGCGTTAGTCTCACCTTTGTTGGTGAAGTTGTTCTAACTGCTGGAGCAACTACGGATCGTTGTTTGGGACGTGCCGAAGGCGCTTTAGGAACTTCTTCCTCTTGTGCTTCCTCAAATTGCTCTGGGAAACGGCGACGCATTGTTTTGTTCAACGCTTCGTAATAATCGTCAGATCCAACTGAAACTCCGCTGTCTTTAAGCTCTTCGTGTAAGCCTAAAGCCATTGCAGTCATCACCTTGTTTTGACCAAACCACCTGTTTTGTTTTTGCCACTCAACAGCGCGGTCGTCAGGTTTAGGTACAGATTGAATCTGCTCAGGTTGAGTTTGTACCTCAAATTTCTCTTCTTGTAAAGCAGTTGGCTTAAAACTGTTGGCACGGAGCAAACGAAGGTTGGCTTCTTGCAACTTCTGCTGAGCCTCCATCATTAGATCCACATCACCAGATTCGTATGCTTCCTTGTATCCTTTCTTAGCCATTTCCAATTGCATATTGGCTGATGACTGGATAGTTTCCACATACTCTTTTTCGCCAGTCTGGATCATTTGCCGCATCTTTTTATTCTCTTCGGCAATCTTTCTGGCGTAGGCTATAGCCTCTTCGCGCTCACGATGGGCAGCTTCTTTTTCTCTGCGCTCGTCGTGCCAGACTTTTTTCATCTGCTTTAACTTTTCTTTGACCCCTTCGTCGTATTCTTCTAGCTCATCTTTGTCTAGCTTTTCTACAATTTCTTTGGGCATCGGATCACGTTTTTGATCGTATTCCGGTGTGTCATCTATGACTTCAATTTCAATCTCAGGGGTGGAATTCTCCGTATCCTGAGTGTTATCTTGTTCTATTTCGTCGGGGAATTTGAATTCTTGGTTCATATATCCTCCTTAGCCTGCGCGGGTAATGCCGCGTGGATCTTGCACAACAGCCTCGACTGAATCATCATTAATGATTCTGAACTCGCGGCCATGAATCTTCAAGCGTGTGCCTGAGTTGGGGCGGACAATAACAAAATCGCCAACCTTACAGCGTGCTCCACTAGGGAAACGTGTTTTATCTTGATAGGCTTCTGGACCCATCTTGATTACAAACAGGACGGGTGTGAGCATTTCCTCACGCCATATATCGCCACTGCTTTTTACTATCCCGATTTCGCTCTCTGCGTACTCTTCTATAGCTTCTGGCACTACGGTGAGTAACATAAAGCCCGACGGATCGGGGAGCTGTTTTGCCTTATCTTCCGCATTCTTGTTGAGAATGCCAGAAAGGTCTACAGCACTGACGTCAAATTCAGTCATCTGATTCTTCCATTTTTTGCATGAGGTCTAATATGAATCCCTTAGCGACCAGCAGACCTTTAATCTCGCCGCAAGTTCCTTTGTACTCCTCAAAGGAAGTGGCTCGGCCTAAGCTGAGTCCTTCTCGGAGATACGAAGCCTGTTCGTCAATTTGTTTGACGGCCAATTCAAATACAGTCATTCTTCACCTTTTGTCGGTTTTTCCTTATGTACTGTGTGGGCAGTTTTGAGTCCATCCGCAAACAGTTTTTGTTTGTTGACCATGCGTTGGTTCTCAAGGTTAGCCACAGTTTTGATGGAGTCTTGCTTGAGGCGAAGCTCTTCCATCTTTCTCTGATTCTGTAGATCTGCTACAGATTTCATAGCACCTAACTTAGCCTGCTGTTCGCTGGCTTTTGCTTGGGCTACGATTCTTTCATGCTCAATCTCTAACTGTTTGAGTCGAAGTTGTGCATCTACCTGATCCTTCTGGACTTTGCGTTGTTGCTCAGCCGCCTTTAACTGCAGCTCTTGTTGTTGCATTTGAATAATAGGATCTTGTGCTTGCTGTTGCGCTTGTTGTTGGGCAACAAATGCTTGGTTAGTTTGCAGTAATTGTTTGGCAGCTTGGGCTAATAGCGGAGCCAGACGGGCTTCCACCATAGGATCAAGTTGTACATCTTCCCCTCCCTCATCGTGCTGAGGCGGTAGATTCATACCCAGTTGCTGTTCAATCTGCTTTCTGTACTCAAATCCAAGGTGCTCATTAATATGAGCCATCATTTGAGCCTGCATCTGCTGGGCCATTGGGTTGCCCTGCAGCAATTGCTGGATCTTTGGATCATTCATAGCCGACATATGTACTGTGATATGGGCTTCGTGGTCTTGATACAAGAATGCTTTGACTGGTTTGCCAGACAAAATATTTTGGTTCTCAGAAACTGGATCCGTAGGCTTCTGGTCATCAGACATGGGTATTAACTTCTGGGCGTTCTTAATTCCCAAAACATCCAACATCTGGCGGTGCAACAATGGCATGTTGTACATCTGCGGGGCAGACTGAGCCAACTGGAGTACAGCCTGATACTGCACAATCTTTTGCGCCATCGTGGCCGCATTAGGATCGGAGACTGGGATTACATCCACATTCTCATAGTCTGTTTTCTTAGCCCGACGTGAACCAGAGTCTGGGTCATAGTCATAGTCATCCAATGCAGACTCAGCAATGATCTCTTTGAGTAAGACCAATTCCTGTTGCATTGAATAGTGAATACGCGCCTGTACGGCAGACATCACTTTTAACGTGCGCTCTAATATAGCAAGCGTAGTTCCCACTGGGGCTTGGCTGGACATATCAGATATTTGCAGGTCAGCCGCATTAGCAAACCGACGGCCATCTTCAATGATCTGGTTTAACAAAGCCAGCAATGTTTGGCTTGGCTCTTTATATGGCAGGGTCATCAAGTTATCTTTGATGGTGCCACTTGGGACGTCTACGTCACGGAACTCTCCGGGCGCGATAGGTGTATCGTCACCTTTAACCCTCATGCCCCTAGCTTTGAAACCTCCGGGTAAATTGGATAAAGTGCCAGCATCAACAAGCTGACGTAACAAAGAAGTTCCAGATTTGGCAAAAGCTCCGACGAGGTGAACCAATCCAAAATGATAAAAGCCAAAACCGGGTACATAACCATAATGAACAAAGTGCTGTAACTTGGTATAAAGCTCATCGCCTTCCTTCCAGTTTCTGCGGATAGCTAAAACTTTGCCACTGCTCTTATCAATAGTGACGATGTAAGGTATGGCAATTCCTGTAGGCTCGCCGTCTTCATCTGTATGCTCATAGCCCTCTAAGTCTAGGTCTACACACATTTCCAGAATCTTATGGCGGTCATCCGTGGTAGCGCGGAATCCCAACTTCTCGGCAATCTTCTTCTCTACTTCGTCCAAGACAATATCTGGTTCACCCAGATCTATATCCCGCCAAAATCCTGATACCTGCAAACGACGTACATCGTTGCTAGTCTTACGCATTACATGGGTAACACGCTCAGCCGACTGCAAATTAGACGCGCCATAAGGAACGACTAGATCTTCAGCGGGTACAAATATAGATACTTGGCGATCAAGATGTGGGTCAAAGTAGACTTTCTTGAACGCATTGCCAGACAAACCTAGGCCCCAAAGCATACGCTCATGCTCAGGTCTGTATTCCGTCATCACATCTGTTAACTGGTAGTTCATGTCATTTTGAACTCGCTCAGCAGATGCTTTTTTCTCTGGAGTTTCTTTGCCAATGATCTGGGTCTTGACCGGACCAGCGGCTGGGAAAGTTGCCATCATCATCTCTGATTGGAACTTCACAAGGGCTTCAGCCATCAAGGGGTGGTACACACCGCAGGCGCCTTCCCACGGTTCTGATCTCTCTTCTATTTTGAGACCTAGTAACTCTAAGCCGTCTACATAAGTTTGGATCCAGTCTTTTCTAGAAGATACGTCTTCTTCAAACTCCCCCAATAGATCACCAGCTAAAGCAGACAATACGCTTTCTGGCATTTCTTCTGCTAGGTTTATATCAAAGTCACTGTCTTCTGCCGGCACCATGTCTATTTCCATGCCGTCAATAGCAATGTGCATTTCTTTGGGATCTACAACTTCAATTTCTATATCGGGTTGTTCTGCTAGGGCTTCGATACCCTCTGGTGCCGCGTACAAACTTTTGTCGATTGCCATATATATCCTTAGTAATAAGCGCGTGACTTTTTAAACCCGATGAGGTCTTCTTTTTCATCGGAGTCCAATCTCAAAAACCCGCCCTGTCTGAATCGTATCAGAGCCTGTGTAGTGCTGTCCACAAAGTCGTCGTGACTTGCGTTTGGAAAAGCTGCAATCTCTTCAATCACCTCAGCCGCCCATCTAGTCTCAGGTGCCCACACTTTACCAGAGCGGAACATATCAGTCACGGAGTTTAATCGGACAAACTTATCATTCCCCCTAGTCGGAGTGAAATCTTGCACAGGAATTCCCATACGTCGCAGCTCATGCACCAGCGGCAAACCAGATGCCTTGGCCTCAATAATAAAAGCATCAGGCTCCCATTCCGTATAGCCAGACATTGCACGTTCTTTTAACTCAGGAAACTCCATCCGCTTTTTAAACGCATCCAGCAAAATAATGTTTGCATTATTAGGGTCTTCGTCTAAATAAAAAACACCCCAAGTAGTCCTAGCACAATAGTCAGACCGTTCATTTTTTGTAAACGCCGTATCCCAAGACTGGATAATAAAATCACATGGCGGCGGGTTATCTTTTTCCCATTTTTTCCACCAGTCCCGCTTAACCAGTGCACCCTCTTCGCCCGTAGGACTCTGCTGATACTGGGCATTCCACTTTGACGGGGGTAGTTCTTCCCTCAAAGCTTCCAATTCAGCCAGTGACCAAAACTCTGGCCATAGGGGATTTCCACTAGGCATGATTGCTGGTAGTTCTATGACTTCCCAGCTCTCACCTTTCTCTCTTTGGGATGCATCTTTGATAACTCGGCCAGTTAAATCGCTATCACCCCACCGAGTCATAACAATAACGATGGCACCACCCGGCTGTAGACGCTGACGTGGACCAGATGTGTACCATTCATACACTTTGTCGTACACACTAGGGTCACCAGATG